TTAATTAAAGAAATGGTTATGTAAAGCTTTAGAAAATCCAAAACCTTCTTCTGGTCCCTTTAACCAGAGAGAAATAAACTTTTCGAAATCCACTTCTTTTTCAATATCTTTCAAAATTCTTTTAAATTCTTCAGTAAAGTTATGAAGAGAGACCTCTTCGCCATTTTTAATCTTATCAGTGTACTGGCTCGTTAACTCTCTTAATTCTTGATACTGTTTTTCACTTAAATCATAGGCCAAAACTTGATCAAATAAGCCAAACCGATCATAATCAGCTGCTAATTGTTGGACTAACCTTAGTTGAAAAGCCTGCTTCTCGACTTTTTTTTCTAGGTTGTCAAGCCTTTCTTCTACTGTTACCAATTCAAATCACCTCAATTAAAAAGCTAAGAAAGTAAATACACTTGCAATAGTTCTAGCTGTAGAAGATTTTACACCAGCATCAATTAGATATGAGGAAACCGTGTCAATAATTGCGTCCTCCACAACGTCACCTCGTTTAACTAACTCGTCCAAAGCATCTGCTACATCATCAGTATGTTTTGCGAATGTTTTTCCTGCTGATCCACCTAACTCATCGACTACCTCACCAACAATTCTCCCACCATGTCGAAGCGCACTGGCTGTTGCCTTCATTGCTTCTTTAGCAATCCATTTTTTAATACCATTTGTGTGAAATTAACCAGATTGTTCAGTTGTATTAGTTGGTAATTCGGATAGTTTAACGGGAGTTTGATAAGTGACTTCCTGCTGTGCCTGTAATGTTACCTCTTGAGCTTTGGCATGTCCATCCAACGGAAGAACTAATGATAAAGAGAATGTTAATGCAGATGTTGCTAAAAGTAATTTCTTAAACATGAAATCAATCCCTTTCTTTTAAATTATTTACATGTAAATGATAACATTATGTTCAGACTAGAAAAATAATACTTTTTACTCAAATATTAGAATAATTTTGAACTATCTGTAACAAAATAAACATAAGTATCTCCTTGAGAAAGATACTCAAGGAGACTATTTATTTACTTCAAGAGAGCTTCAAGTTTCGCTTTCGTTTTTGGTCCGTAAATACCGTCTTGAGTAAGCCCGTACATAGACTGGAATCGTCTAATTGCATCTGCTGTTTTCGGACCATACACGCCGTCAATGCCGTTGTTTTTTGCTCCTTTATCCGGGTAAAAGTATAGTGCAGCCAGTGCTTTTTGAATTTGTGTTACCTTTTCCCCTCTCATCATTGGGCTCTTCACTTTAAAAATACCGGATGGTAGCGCATATGACGTTTTTTTGCTGCTTGTGTTTGTTGTTTTCTTTTTAGCTACACTTGCTTTGCTTGAGTTTGTTTTTCCGCCCAACTTTTTCAATTCTGCTTCAATTGCAGTCTTAACTTGAATCCATCTTCCCTCTGACAAAATGCGGTGCGGGCAATACTTACCATTCCAGTCTTGATGTTTGCGGACTCGATCAATACCCCATCCACGTTCTTTAAGTAGCTGAGCCACAAACTTAATAGCAAGCTTTTCCGCTGCCTTATATCGTACCCCTCCTGACTTGCTATAACAAATTTCGACACCAATAGACTTGCGATTCCCTGTACCGTTTGTTCCATCTCCTGTGTGCCAAGCGTTACGATTCGTTGGAATACCTTGAATGACTTGTTTATCGTCTACTGCAAAGTGAAAACTTGTTGAGCTAGAGTTATTCTTCATGTAAGAAATCTCATTGGCTGCTGAAGCATCATTCGCAGTGTTATGAATAGTGATATATTCAGCTTTCATTGGATTAGGACATTTCAATCCATACTTTGATTTAGAGACTAGATTCTTTACAACTTTAATGGCCATATACCCTCTCTCCTTCTGTCAGTAAGATAAAAAAAGCCACTGGCTTAGCCAGCAGCTTTGTCTGCGTTATTCTTACTCTGTTCTTTTTCGTTCTCAATTGTTTGTAATCGATCTGTTATTGATGATGGTATTTTAACACCAATCTGTGCTAAGTTTTCAGTTATTGACAAACCTTCATTAGCGATATAAAAAAGAACGGTACCAAAGGTTAAGACACCGTTCAAATTGAGTACTGTATCAATCACGTTTGCTAAAATGACCGCAAAGAAATTGAGTAGCTTGCGGACATAGCCAAACCATGCGCTTCGACTTCGCAGTTTTTTGAATTTCCATGCCTTGATTACTCCTGTTAAAACGTCAATTATGCTAAGTACTAGAAGTAAATCAAGGTACTTCACCCCTCCAAATAAATATACTCTTGCTAAATCTAATGTTTCAAAATTGATAAACAAACTTGTCTCCTCCATTCTAATCACCTCCTCCGAGGCAAATAAAAAAGGACAGCCGGATCTTATGAGACGGCCGTCCCTCTAACTGAAAAGTTTCCATTTGTTAAAGCTGTAAGCTCCATAACAATTTCTTTAAAGCCAGTAATGCTAAAAGACCAAGCTTCTGATTTTCCTTTTGTGCTAGTGGCAAACGTTCCGTCATCCACTTTCTGCCCTCTAAGGGCTCTTTTTGTTCCCGATAAGGATTTACCCCAGAACTTCAATTCACTTGTCTCAGCCGTCCCATAAACCTCAATGAGCAACGTTTTGAATGATCCAACGGTGAATGGGTTACCCTCACCTATGGTTTCTGTTTTATCGTGAAAGACAATATCCATTGTTTTTGATTGAGTGTCTAATGAGCTAAGATTCAAGCCTTCAGTTTGAACTTTTAAACGACCATCATTAGTTAACCCGCTTTTATCTAACTGGACTGAGAACGGAGCAACTGCTGTAATAGGAACAGTATGGTTAATGTTTATATCCTCTTCACCTGCGCCCAATGACTGGTAAAGTAAGAATTCAGATTGCTGCAGGTTACCATTTGCGTATCTGAAACGGAAATATCGTTTAGTTAAATGAATCCACTCAGTCTCGCCAAGCGTATTTGCTTTAACAACCAATGAAGAGATTGTGGTCCATGAATTCATATCGTTACTTTCTTCAATGAATAAGGTACCTTCACGATCAGAATAAGCGTGACCTTTTACTTTTGAAATTAAAACCTGACCTAATCGATCTTGTCCATATTGCGTGTAGACTTCAGTGGCTTTTAAAACTGCGTTCGTCAGCAGCTCTGAATTACCGGAGATTGAAGCTACCGGCACAACAAAATCTCTGTTTCCTTCTCTGTATGGCTTGGCTGCCCCCGGCTTACCAGTTGCATCTGTTGAAAATTGAAAACTATATGATGCCATTATAAATCCTCCTTGCTATTGTAGATCATTAGTGGTGAGCATGGGTTTACAACGGAACCACCTCCTTTAAGGAAAAATAAAAAAGCCCTAAATGGCTTCTCCTGTGATCTCTTTATACTGTTCAGCTGTAATGAGTTTTTTCTCTATTCCTTCCTGTAAATCTTCGGGCGAACAATCTTTGAGATGAATTGCCTGTTTCACCATTTCAGAAGAAGCCCAGTTATAATGCAAAGCCAGCACCCAATAATTCATGAACCTTGCCCTCCTTGTAGAGTAAGCAGTTGCAACTTTATTTTTGAAAGCTCGCTTCCCAAAGTTTGGTTTAATTCTTCAAGCTGTTTACGAGCCAGTTTTTCCTGTGACAACTCTCTTGCAAGTAGATCCACTTGAACTGGTGGTTCATATGCAGATGTACTCTGAAGCTCTTCCCACCAAGTTTTTAACTCTGCTTCCGTGGGTATAGGTGCCCTAATATTCCACTCTGCTATATATGAGGGAGTTCCATCACCATTATTCTGGACAATAAAATCCTTTGTGGGATCAGCTGTTGGGTATTTAAAAAGAATAGCTTCACCTATATTCATCGTTACCTCCTAAAATCTTGGATAGTTTCGGCCTCCAAGTTCTTGTATATCAAAAAAGTTAAATACACCATTTTTATCATCTACTGCCCTTTTCAGTGTTTCGTCTCCTCCGTAATTACAGTAGCACCAGATTTCAACGTAATCTCCTTTATTCATGGGTACAGTCGCATTGCCGTTTAAACCAAGATTCATCCCATTATCCTTTTCCTGAAAGTCTCCTCTTACATGGTGCAGTGTTTTATATGCTTTTCCATTTAGGTAAACCTTCAAATGAAAGTTTATATAAGATGTATAATTTAAGGTATATATACTTGCCCCGATTAAGTACATTCCATCGTTCGGAGCAATAAATCGATTGTTTTTAGTATCAAAAGCATTATGGCTATCCTTGATGACCCTGTTAAATGCAATTTTAGTGTGATCAATCTTTTTTAAATACTGAACACCTGTAGTTCCAATATTCGCATGAGCAAAACCTGATATCTTTTGCCACGGAGTCCAGCCTGAACCACTCCACCAGTGTCTAATCCAAACTCCTGTACTGTCATAGTAAGTCCCAGACTCATTCCCTGTTCCGTAAAAGTATTGAGTGAAACGGTAATTATTATATTTTTCATTTTTGACAATGCCATAACCCAAGGGGTAGCCTGTAGTATTTCCCTGCCCAATGTCCATTAAGGTCAGTCCTAAAGGATATTCTTCCCCTCCTGTTCTTGCATCTTGAATAGCATTGTCTCCAGTAATTAACGTCAGATTGTTATTTTTATAGTTGGTATCCACGTAATATTTTGCATCCGATAAAGCCTTATCCGCTTTTTCCTGAGCTCCGACAATTGTTTCTTTTGCATTCCAATTCTCCCGTTCCACTGGTGTAATGTGCCGTTGTAAATCATTACGATGCTCTTCAAATTCTTTTTTCGAAGCTTGCTGTACATTATCAACGTTCCCTAGCCCGATTTGCGCCTTTGTTGTATTGTGAGGGTTGTTCATGTCATTTTTATGTACAGCTAAATCTTTATGCGCATCTTGAATGCCTTTCTCCCAACGGTTCACATCATCTTCATTAATCGGATCGTCCGGGAGCCAATCTGTTTTTGCATCATAAGCCATTGTTAAACCACCTCAAAAGTAATCCTAAAATCTAGCGTTCTATTATTACTAACGTCTAAATCTGTTGTTCTTTCCGTAATCACGTTGTTTTGATCATCAAGTATCTGAACACTCTTAATATGTTTGATGTCTTCCTCTCGTTGAGTAAGCACCGTGACAACGGCACCCTGAATGGTGAGTTCCACAATTTCTGTTTCATTTCCATTCAGCAGCACTTTCGATATTCTATTTTTCAAATCTGCAGCTGTACGCTCTCTATAAAGCTGTGTAATCATACAAGGACCACCTCGTTATTATTGAGCGTGACGGAATAACCTACCTTTAGCTCACTTGCTTTTCGATACCTTCTGTTATTCAAAATGACAGTATCTTTTATTTGGAGTGGCTCATTCAAAGCAGCTCGCAAGGTATATGCCAAATGAGCTGGCTTCATATTCTCCAATGTTTCTATGAGCTCGCTCATATGCTGCATATCATCTATATCAATATCAACCTTAAAACGGTACTCTCCGGGAAGCAGCCGAACCTGAGCTGACGGATTTTTCAGGAACCGGTTCAACGCGTGTTCAATGGCCCTATATGTTGCCGGCGGTATATTGGACATTTTAGAGATTAGGCGCAATCGGCGGATCTCATCGGTGTCACCTGATTCCCGCGGTACGTTCAAAATCTTTTCCCATCGTTCAAGCCCCCAGGTTGCCGTAGTAACAAACAGCTGATCTGTCAGATCAAAGATGCTGTTATTTTGCTTCTCAAATTCCGGAGCTTCCGCTTTAAGAAGTTCAGCCATTTCCTTTAACTTGGTAAGGAACGGCGGCAGGTAAGCAGTCATTTCATCGAGTTTGCTCAATGATGTTCACCTGCCCCAATTTAGGGATTTCGACGGCACTCAGAACCAAATTTTCGGCCACGCCGTTGATTTTAATATCTGCGTAATCACTTACTGAAGGTGAATTGTAGACGATATTATTAATCTGCGATAAACGGATGACGTTATCTTCAAAGGCAATCTTTTTAAAAAGATTTAAAACACCTGATTCAATTTCTTGCTTTACCTGATCGATAGAGCTATTGACCTCGGGAAGTACCTCGGCTGAAATCTCAACCTCTTTCCATACCGCACTCTCCACTGTGACAAAGGCACCTATTGGCGCTTGTCCCTCACCTTGTCCGGGTTCAGGATCAATATAGTTTTTCACCTTTGATATTAAAATATCGGAAGCAGGTTCCAAGTTAGCATTGGTCACGACAATTTTGACTGTACCGTCCCCGTTCCAAAGCGGAAAGACCTTTACCTTCCCCACTCCGTCTACTTCTTCAGCCCATTGTTTATAGTGTGCTTTATTGGCACTGACAGCTTCTCGACGCACGCGGGTAAAATATCTAGCTCTTAAACTGTCATCATCCTCTTCTTCACGTCCAGGAATCAGAATCTCTTTCACAATCGCTTTTTGAAGCCCAGGTATAGTGTCTAATGACAATAGATTCTGACCGGATATGTTTGCGTTCCCTGCTTCCCCCGCTGTTTCACACTCCAACGTCCCGTCAGCTGTGTATTGAAAATAAAGATTATCAACATAAAAGCGAGACCCTACAGGAATGGTCACGCCTTCAGTAAACTCCCCTGCCCTGACTGCTTTTGTGGCAGCAGTCCGCTCAATGCCTGCTTCAGTAGCTCGTCGATCTAAAAATTCCCCTTGGGCCGTGTCTGAGAAGACAAGTTCCAGAACAGTATCGAGCCAAATATAAGACTTGGCCAATTCTGCGGCTACAGGAGCTAACGCGTTATAAATCACGCTGCCTTCCCTTTTATCAATGTCCGCTGAAATGCTGTTCAACATTCGATCCATAATCGATTCATAGGTTTGATCTTCAAACATCCTCGCCAAGCACCTCCTCGATCTCCAATGTTCCTTCGTCAGTCTCGACTGTAAAGGAGACACGGAACGATTCGCCTTGTTTTTCTATTTCAAAATCTGTAACAGCAGAAATCCGATCGTCATAGATCAGTGCTTCCTCTATCAGCCGAGGGATCTCCATTTTCTTATATGCGTCTGTTGTTTCGTTATCTGCCAGCACGTCTTGAAGTTCATTTCCAATGTCATGACTGTAAACAGAATATGCGTATCGCTCAGTATGGAGAGACAAATATACAAACTGCTTGATCGCTTCAAGGCCTGTGATGATTTCATTTGTGATACGGCCATTTTCAAAATCTATTTTGTAGGTTTGCGAGGTCTCTATGACTTCGCTGTCATCTTCTATATCCTCAAACTCGATTTCCGGAGACAAAGCCATTCCAAACACCTCCTATATTTTGTCGAGAATAAAAAATGATTGCCCGCCTTTTAAGGAGACAATCATCACACGCTCACCTGTATTTAATGCTTCTTCACCGGCCCGCAGCCGCTTTGGAACAATAATCAAATCAGCAGGTATTATTAATTTGTCATTTTCATTAAGCCTTATTTCAACAGGGGAAACGGAAACCACTTCAGCCGGTAGAATATCCACTGGCGACTCAGAATCAACTGCACGGACAGCCAAATGTTTGATTGCTTCACTTAATCTCATGAGGAAACACCATCAGGGATAGAATTTTTCTCAACCACATCAATGGTCATCGTGTGTGTCGATCCTTTAAATTCGTGTTTGTCTGTATCGATCCAGTATGTTTTCTTAACCCCGACTTCCGGAATTGAGATATAGATGGGCAACCCGCTCTGAAGATCCGGAATGCCAATCGCTTGAATACTCTTGAGTTCTTTTTTAACACCTTTTTTCTGTGCCTGTTTGACTTTCGCACGCTCCTGAAGCTGCGCCTGGTTAATGTTATCAGAAACCGTTTCGACATACTGAAGCACACCATATTTACTGATCCCTGAGCTGTCACTTGCAGTGGCTGTGTATGTTTTATTGTCTTTCTGCCGGCGGAGCTTTACTTTTGTGGCCGTGTCATTAATTGAAGTGCTGTATTGATAGCCGGTGATGTTCACACCCGTCTCCAACACCCATACTTCTGACAGATCTGGCCAAGCGCGAAGGCCAAGCTTCCCCTTCGCAGAATATAATTGATAATTCCTTCCGGTTTGGCTTTTCGTTTGTTTCAAGGCTTTTAGAATCATGTCATAAAGGCTCGTATCATCTTTAAACACTAATGATTTAATGGTGTAACCTGTATTTGCAATGGATGTAGTCGGAATCTGAAAATCTCGCGCCAACCGTTTTATAATCTCGTCTGCACGTTGATTTGAGAAAACATAAACATCTTTGTTCTTGACCAAATATTGCAGCATATCATAAGCCGTAAAAGTCATCCAGTGTTCTTCCGGATTGCGAGAAAACACAATGCCCCGGAACAGTTCTTTGCCCTTCCACTTAAATAAAACTGTATCCCCTTCAGATACGCTGTAATATGAATGGGTTCCCTGTTTCGTAATGATCTTGGCCGTAATCGATCGCGGCGCCTGATACCGTTGCCCTTCGAGGGAAACACTTTCAGTTACCAGCTCAAGCCATTCCGTTTCTTTAATGACGAAAAGTTCTATCATGTCATCACCTGCTTACTGCGGTATTTTTAATTTTTGCCCAGGAAAGATCCAGTGTCCTGGCTGTCTTATATTCCGTTTGCTTCGTTTGATCATAGCCTTTTTATTGACTTTCCATATCTTGCGCCATTTTGTACTGTCTCCATAAAATTTGCCGGCAAGGTCCCACAGTGTATCGCCTTTCTTAACGGTGTATGTTTTAGGAGCTGATTTAGATGGCCGTTTCTTCTTCGTCTTTTTCTTCTGCTTGATCTTCCGCGGCGAAGCAGTTTTGTATTCCTTCAGCTTTATTTCATAATCACGATCACCTATATCTTTTTGGCCCTCTGTATAAGAAAAAACCTCGATACTGCAAGTTAAATTAATTTTCGTTCCAGTAATTAAGAATTGAACCGGCTTTTTAGATTTCACCCATTTCTCGATCTTTGCAATAGCATTTTCAGGAGAAGGAAATCCCTTATACTCAGCAAGCGGGCTGTGTTTCTTTGGAAAAAAAGAAGAGAACGAAATTTCTTTCGCTCCCGGTTTATCAATAAAAGTGATCTCCCCAAAACTAGCCACTTTTACTGATTCATTTTGAATTGTGTTGGATATATCAATTTGTTCAGGAAGGACCGGAAGCCGCAGCTTGTCCTTCCCTTGTGAAATCCAGAATTCATATATGGATTTAGTCAAAAGCAACGACTCCCTTCGTTCCAATGTTGATATCCTGTTCAAGCTCATCGACAAGGGCCTGCTTAATCTTAGCTACAAGACTGTTCATGTCTTGGTCATTGTGAAAATGCTGATCGCCATTAAACTGAATAATGACCTCTTTGCCACCTGCAGCTTTAAACGTTGTTTGATTACGACCCGTTGTGGCAGCTGTTACCTGACCTGAAGATAATTCAGTTTGACCTTTTTCAGATGGGTCTGTGACTTCCATTCCGAGTGCCTTAGCTGCTTGGGCTAATAAATAACGTCCACGGATGCCTCGCTCCTCCGGAATGATCCATTCCCTTTTGTTTCCTTCACCGACACGGGCAATCTGCTCTTTGGTAATAAGTCCGCCGTTAGCGTAGCCAACATATGGACCTCCATGTCTCATGCTTCTAATGCCTGGTACATTATTAATTGATCCATATCTGCTTTTGATATAGCCAATCGCAGCAGCAGCGTTGTGAATCGGGTTAAGAATGTTATTCATGCCCGGCAATTTGTGTGCGTTGAAGGTACTTGGGATTGTCTGCATGAGCCCCTGAGATGGATGTCCTGCTTTCGCATTACTATCCCATAAGTTGATTGCCTTCGGATTACCGCCTGACTCATGCTGAGCAATTGTCATCAGCCCTGGAAGCCAGCTCATCGGTGTCTTTGTAGCCATGATAGCAGCCATGAGCCATTGCTTCACATTTCCGCTTACTGCGCCCATTCCAGAATAAGCGGCAGCTAGTGAGCCTGCTTGTTTTTCAGCAAACTTTTTTACATCAACAGAATCCAGACCTTTTACAATACCTATAGAGGCAAAACGCCCAAGACTCATCATGACACGGGAAGGTGAATGAATATCCAGCTCTTCACGAAATGCCTTCTCAACTTTTTTCGCCAGTTCCTTGGCAGCCTCATTGACTTCACTTGCCTTAGAAGTCATGCCTGAAACAAAATTACCGATCATACCGCTTCCCCATCCGTTTGATGATTCTTTAGAGCGGATAAACGGCTTGTTAATATGAGTGCTGACGTATTGATCAGTACCAGTTTGTGAGCTATTTTGTCCGGAAGCAAAACCTTTGATCGTTCCGCTTCCCCATGATGAAGATTTATTAACAGTGTTCTGAAATGGCATTTTAACCTTCGTCTGCAAGAAGCCATCTGTACCGGTCGAAGTGCTGTTTTGACCTTTAGCATAACCATTGACCACTTGCTTTCCGTAATTCGGAGAATAAGAGATTAAATTGTTCATTGGTTGTCCAACGTTTTTCTGTTTCCATGCTTCCATAGAAACAACATTATCTCTAATTCCTTGATCAAAGCTCTTCGTGAACTGTTGACCAAATGATGTTGCTTGTTCATCAAGACTGGATGTGTCAATAATAGGAGATACAGAAGCAGTCACCGCCGCACTACGGACTAGCGGGGAAGTTGCCGGTTCACCTCCTGCAGATGAAGCAGACGCTATATCATCAACCACACTCATCCCTAATTTCGAAGCAGCTTGAGAAAGGAGCATTTTGCCGCGACCTTTATTATTCTCAACAGGGATAACGAATTCTTTACCAGCTTCACCAATCCAAGATATTGTTGGCTTCGTAATGTAACCACCAGTAGCATGTTTCTTTGGCTTTTCTTTTCCCGAACCAAATAAATAATTTACGCCACTCTTCACATATCCCCACGCTTTACCAGCAGTTTTTTTCGCACTTGAAGCTACTTTACCACCAACTTCTTTTACCCCGCCTAAAATACTGCTTCCCAATTCCTTTACACTCTGCCACTTTTCAGACCACCACTTCTTACTAAAAAGGGTTTCTGAGATGGAACTCTTAACACTTTTCCATATTGATTTAGCATTGTCCCATTTATTTTTGGACCAGCTTTTTACACTTTCCCATTTTCCTGACCACCACTTCTCGCTAAATAGAGTGGATTTCAGCTTTCCTTTAACTGATTGCCAAACAGAAGACGCGCTGTCCCACTTACTTTGAGCCCAACTTTTTACGCCTTCCCATTTACCTGACCACCACTTCTCACTAAACAAAGTGGATTTTATTTTTCCCTTTACGGACTCCCAAACAGATGATGCACTATTCCATTTGTTTTGTGCCCAGCTTTTAACACCAGACCACTTCTCAGACCACCATTCACTATTAAATAAAGTAGACTTCACCTTTTCTTTTACATGAGACCATGTATCACTTAACCCATTGAGAGAAGTCTTCGCATTACTCTTAATGCCGGACCATTTTTCAGACCACCATTTTTGATCAAATAATGTACTGTTTAGTTTCTTCTTTACTTCTGAACCATCAAACGCTTTACCTAAACTTGAACCACCCATGGTGCCTGCTATACCACCAACTATTCCACCAATGGCTGTTCCCACTCCTGGAATAACACTGCCAATAGCTGCTCCTGTAGCCGCTCCAGCAAGACCACCGCCAGCTGATCCAATCTTTTCACCAACATTATCTTTATTCATCCCAATTAAATCGGTTGCCGCTAACGCTGTTCCTAATAGAGGGACTCCTTTTGCAAACTTGCCAACACTTTTCAGAGGACTTAAGACTTTCCCGAACTTCGATGTACCGCCTGCAGCTCTACCAGCTGAGTATAGCTCCGATCTCGTAGTGGTTATTGCTGGTCTTGATCCTCCGGTTGGATTAGTACCTACAGTTCTACCGGAACGCCTTCTCTCCAACCGTTCAGATGACACAACAATTGAACTGTCAGAAGGGTTCATTCGGTTTAGATTACCCCGTCGTCCTAAAACTCTTTTCCCTCGTCTTCTACGAATGCGATCATTTTTACCTCCATCGCTACAACAGCAACATGTTAAGCTGCCGCTTCGAGGTAAACTCGTTGGACTTGTGGCAGTTTTGGATTCTCTGCTCCTTGTGCTGGCATTACGATTACTGTTTCTGTTCCTCCTTTCACTTCGCGTATTAGCGCCAGCTTCAGGAGTACGTTTGGGAATTAGCTTTCGGATTACGCCTGCTGCATCACTTCCGACAGTACCTATGCCTTTTAACAGCGGACGTAGTATTTTCAAATAACCAATCAACCCGATTAAAGAAGGGATCACAACTTTAATCGCTGTTTTTAAATCTTCCCAATGGTTGACGCTCCACTCAATGGCTACGTTTAACTTATCACCTATCTCCTTACCAAGATCAGCAATATCTTTTTTGATCTCTTTAAGCTTTTCCTGACCTTCTTTACTGTTAATGAACGAGCTGATTTTATCAAAGGCTGGCCCTAATCCAGTTAGCAGAGAAGTTCCCATATCCTTAGATATGCTTTCAAAATCTCTCATGGCATCATTAACCGGTGTCATCGGATTATTATCCCGAAGTTTCGTAAAGCTTCGTTCTAATTCACCGCTTGTTTTGGCACTTGTACCAATACCCTCAGCCATATCTAAAATCGGTTGCTTGAGGTCTTCATATTGTGTTCCAATAAGCTCAGTCGCAATAGCAGCCCGCTTTGTTTTGTCTTTCACTTTAGAAAGTGCTTTTGCCACCCTAAATAAACTTTCCTCTCCGCTTATTGAACCATCTTTGAAGCCCTTGAACATTTTCTTAGTTTCCTTGGCTCCGAACAGCGTTTTAAATGCGTCCACTTGGCTATCAGACATTTCGGTTCGGCGGATGTTAAACTCACGCATACTATCGGCTAGGTTATCGAAGTTTCTGGCTCCACCCTTTGTTCCTTTTATCATGGCGTTTGCAATCTGGCCGCCTGTGAGCTTCAAGTCTTTAAAGGTGGAACTGTATTCATTCATCGTATCCAATAAATCGTCAGCTTGGTCACCGGCATTCCGATATACATAAGCAATTAAGTCTCCGCTTTGTTTTCCAGACAATTTCAAGTTGTTATACATTGAACTGAAAGCACGATCTACCTCAGCTTGATCAGCATTCATAAGCTGGGCAATCTTACTTGACGACTCAGTCAATTCAGCAAGAGCTTTTTTAGACGCCCCTGTCTGTTGCGATAAGTTTCTTAGAGATAAACTGACTTCTTCCCGAGAACTGCCCGCTTTATTGTTGAAATAGATCTGATCCGTCATTCTTGCAACATCTTTCTTATTAACGTTTGAAGTTGCTGACACGTAAGCATCCTGAGACATTGTACTCTTACCAGAACCCATAATTGAACCTGCAGAAAAACCGCCTGCAACTGCCAGAGTAATGGTAGCATCCTTCAAGCTGTCTATTTTCGCTTCAATTGCATCCAGAGCCGCTGAAGCTCTATCCTTAATAGAAACAGTTGGCTCAGCATGTTCGCCGTCTACATCGGACACATGACGACGGATCTCATCTAATTGGTTTGAAGCATGATCACGAACTGAAACAGTTGGCTCAGCGTGCGAGCGATTCAAATCAGAGAGACCTCCACGGATCAAACGAAAACGTGGTGTAGCTTGATCATTTACGGAAACTGTCACCTCATGGCTGCCCTCGGTAAGATCCTCAGCTTGCTGACGTATAGAATGTAAGCCATTCGAAACTCGATCATCTAAATCCACTTCAAGCGATCGAGCCCGTCCGGTCAAACGGTTGGCCGATCGGTCAATCCGCCGCATAACTCTCTCAGTCCGGTCTTCAGCCTCAAAAATAAGAGGGCCATTAGCGGCCCTCTTAAGTCTTTCAGCATTGCCTTGTATCATTCGAAGCTTGCGGGAAATCTTATCATGTAATTCAAACGTGGCTGTTAGTTTAGCCATAGTTAATTACCTCCCTTCTTCGCTTCTTTTTCTAACAGCTCAAGCTTATAACCGATTAACCCATATAAGAGCGCCTTGAATTCTTTCGGAGCCTCATATAGTTCTCTTAATTCTGACGGGGCGTATTTGAGCTCATGCATCGCGTAATAAAGATATACAGCCTCTTTGTCCCCGTCCTTTACTAGTTTTTTGCCGCTTCTTCAAGGTCTTCGAGATCATCATCAAATCCATTGATTTCAATTGCTTTGTTTAGCCAGTTCGCATACTCACCGCCGACTGAAAGAACACGTTTGGCGACTTCCACTGGATCTTCTGTTTTGTAAGCCTCACGTAGTTCCTTAGCTTTAAAGTTCGGATAAACAGTCGTTTCAACCGCAATACGAGCATAAAAGCGTTGGCTGTCCAACTCCTTCACACGGCCGCGGCCTTTTACATTTTTGTAAGTGGTGTTCTCTTTCTCAAGTTCGTCAATTCGTTCAGTCGTAATTGCTTTGAAAATGAATGGAACAACATTGCCTTCTTTGTCTACAAACCGTTTAGAAATCGGAACTTCTACCTCTTCCGCTTCAATTGTTTGTCCTGGCATAAAGAATGAAAGATCGTATACTTTTTCGTTTTGTTTTTCACTCATGTTTATTAACTCCTTCAAAATTCGATTTAAAGTTTTTCGCAATAAAAAAAGCACATTCTCCTGTGCAAACAAATTGAAATGATCAATTTATTTAGGGGATGTGCTTACCATAATATTCATGTATAATAGATTCTTGAAACTACCTTTTCCTATCTATAAAGGAGGGTGGTAGATAATGAATTCATGTAAACACCTCCTGAGAGGAGGTGAAAAACAATGACCACTGTCCAGTTTCTGCAAGTTTTGGCACCGATAGCGTTAAAGGTTGTTGCAGACAGATATTTTAGAAAGAAAGACACAAACGAATCAAAAGACATTGCAGTGTCTAAAGTATGTTTGTGTCAACAGACGCGACGGGTGATTAGTCCGAATAAAAGATATAAACGGAATATTCGCCCGAATAGACGCTTTAAAAGGAAAAGGTAGCTTCGTTTATAAGAGCTAGAGTGTTGCAGCACCCTGGCTTTTATATTTTATGCATTTCTCATGAAAGAAATACACGTTAACAAGTTGTATTGTTGTAATTGGTACCAACTATAAGCTTACACCAGTAGTTGCAATACTTTTGCTTGGTACCATTATAACATGAATATATATTGATTATATAATTATTTGTATCTTTTATTCGTTACTTTTTTTATCTCAGATCTCAAAATGGCCTTATCTTTAGAAGTCTTCACCCTATTTCTTTTATGAAAAACTCCTAGGATTTCGAAAGTGTTATGGTACAATATGGTTTAGTATAAATGAATATTGGCTTTCAACATCTCAAGGGCGGTCTGGCTCACTCCCTCATGAAAGGGGGTGATGCACTTGTCAACATTTCAAGCATTAATGCTTATGCTTGCTTTCGGGTCATTTATAATTGCCCTGTTGACTTATATAAAGAAAAAATAGACCCACCCCTTGAGCTCGGCAAAGTTAAAGGGTAAAGTCTATCCTAAATACTTTCATGAAGTTGTTAAGCCAGCCCTCTTGATGGGCCAACATTTATACCGACCCGGCGGCAACCGGGTCTTTTTTATTTTATGCATTTCTCATGAAAGAAATACACAGAAATCCAAGAAAAAGAAATGCATTACATTGATATTCGTGAATACCTTTGCCAATAGTATCAATAGTATTTATACTACTATTTTAACCACTTTACCACAGCGTTATCAAGTGGTAATGTACTAGATTTTCTTAGATTCCATTAGCTTTCCCTAGATTCTACGAGTTCCGTCTAAAATTTTTCAAGAAGAATTGAAATGCATTACAGTTGATTCTTAAAAAGTTTCCTTAAGCTTTTCAGGAACATCAAAATCCTCAAAGGTAAACGGCACTTCTTCTTCCAATGCTTCAGAATCAACATCAAGCCCAGCGATTTTCGCAGAATCAAAGTTTACATCGTACAAGGTGACTCGTTCAGTACCACGTCCTGAAGAAGCATCATCCAGAACAGCTTGTAAGGTGAAATAAGGATCGCTTCCCTTTTTCACATAGTCCATCATAATAAGAACAAATTGAGAAGTCACTTTATAAAAAGTGGCTGTTCCCGTTCCATTTGCTCCGGTCGTTTTGTGCCCCGTCATCCGACGACCCATGATATTGACCTCGGATTTGTTTTTCTCTACATTGGCTTCAAACGTTTTGATATGGGCCATTTCTTCTCCATCAAGAAACAACCTGCCCTCTTTACCTGAAATGGTGTTTTGCGCTTTTAATGCCATTCCTATTTCACCTCAACATTAAAGTAGAACTTTTCAGCTGCATCCACCGGTTGAACTGCTAGATCAATCAGGAAGCCGTCACGATCATTATTCAGAGCAATTGTAATGTCATTCTCTGAATCAAAATCAGTAATGCCCCCATTATCTTGAAGAACACTCAAGTATTGAGTAATCAGCGTTTTTACAAACTGTAGTCCGTCATTTGTAGCAGGAACGTCACTGCCGCTTGCTTTGCGAGACTTGATCAATGCTTTCAATTGAGATGTCAGGTCATTATTGATTGCATCAAGTACACGGACAATTTTGTTTTTCTGGAACATCTTATTTTTCTCTGCTGTTAGGCTTGTGAGTGAATTAATGTCCTTTTCAACCGATACTGATTTATCACGAGAATCATAAGTAAACAAGAATTCGCCATTTGACAATCGTTCAACGATTTCATCGTTGTCAATTCGGTTAAGGACATCTACAGCTCCCTCGTATTCTACAAATGTAAGTGATTGATTAAATGTAGCCCCCGCACTTGCGCCTGCAACCCAAGCAGTAGCTTTTTCAGGAGTGATCTCCGTTCCGTCTTGAAGTAGGACGCCACCAGTTACATTGATAATACCCTCATGGTCTCCCTTGTAATTTGAAAGTACACCTTGAACCTTTTGCCCTTGGTTGTCTCTCAGCCGTTTGATAAACGCAACAAACGTTGCTTTTAATTGCTCGTTATCCTCTACAGGCAGTGCAATTGTGTCAAAGTATTCCGTTTCAGCCGCTTCCAAGAAAGCTGTATAATCAGCATTGGTCGGTGTTTTGTCTGTTCCACCTGACAAGCGGATTCCGGAAGTTGCCGGAAGAGCACCGCTGACGTCTTCAGGGGCCGTACCGGTTAACGGAATAGTGACTGTTAAATCCCCTTTCCCCGTAAACGTGACATAGTTATTTTGTTTAAGCTCTTCAGCTTTAGACACTGTTTGTTTATCCACTTCTGACTGATCAAGGTAGGTAGTGACATCAACTTTCGAAGAGTCAATAACGTTTTCTGTAATACTGATAATGATGTCATTCCCCTTTGTGCCGCCATAAAGAGCAGTAGCTTTTACACCTTCGCTAATGTCTGCTGAGGCACGAAGACCTTCCGTCAGACGATAAAGCAAGACTGTACTTGCCTTTTTCATTGCCTCACGTAAAAGCAACAGCGAAGGATCATCAATGTTCAACCCCACTTTTTTATTCAAGTCCTCGATTGAAGAGATAGAAATGAATTTCTTAACCTCACCCCAGCTGGATGCTATCGGTAGCGCAACTGTTCCACGTTCTCCGGCAGAAACACGGTTCTCCGCGGTCGTTTTAAAGTTAAAGTAAATACCGGCACGCTCTTTTTCCTTGCCGGGTGTGAATGTTCCGCCGTTCATCTATTTGACCTCCTTTTGAAGAAACTGAGTAATCAACTTCTTCGCTTCCGATTTTGTAATACTTGTTTTATGAACATGAAAAAGAGCACCGTCAAACACCTCGGGTCTTACCCCAAAGAGCTCTCGACTGTGCTCTCGCAAATCCTTAATATAAAAAGCATTTTCTGCTTTCTCTTTTTTAGTGGCCATCATTTCACCCCACTTTTAAATTTAAAACCATCAATTGAACGCTGTTCTTCCTGCTCATACCAATAGCGGCTCGTCCAGTTTAAGACAATGGTGGCGTAATCATCTGATACCCGCGTTTCTATTCGAGATAGGCGAATAAAATCCCCCGTATCCTCGCCAGATTCTTGTATAAGCGGAATTATGCCCCTTCTGCTTCTAAGTGTATCCGCAATCCTTTCTGCTTCATTATGAGCCTTCTGTGCGTTTTCGTGAAAGAGTTTTACGTTTAAAACATAGGCTTTCTGAAACGTAGATACTGTGTCCGCCCCATCGACCGTTGAAGCCGGTGGAAAGTAAAGAGACGGAACAGCAAAGTCCTGCGGTATTCCTTCTTCATACACTTGAACAGGATACAGTTTGTATAGATAGCCCATAATTGAACCTACTTCTTGATTCATGGCAGCACCGCCTTAAAATTCTTCATCGATCCATTGTTGCAGCTTCCGCTCAAGGCTTCTCTCAAACATCAACTGAAAAATAGCCATGGCGTTATCCCAAAAACCAGAACCGTCGATCCACTGGAACCTTAGCATCATTCCGGAATTTCTTTCAGCAGGGTCATACTCAAAACGGTCGCCTTTCCACCGCCCTGGAACCCACCGTCTATCCTGATTTTTAGACGGATCGATAGTAAAGTGACCATCATTGACGTATGAGGCGTATTCCAGATTTGTTCCAACATCCAACTTTAAGCTGCCTTTTGTCATTGAAAAGATATTACCCTGGTCACCTTTCTGAAAGGAATTAAGCAAGCGGCGTGTGTCTACCGTCTTCGTCCTGATAATTTCATCTTGAATAATGTCTAGGAACTCAAAACCCATAGCTTCAAGCCACTCCTCGTATTTCCCTTTCAATTCTCCACGAGAAGCACGGTTTAATGACTGAATGAACTGATCAAGACCTTTGATCTTCACAAATATTCAACCTCCCGTACTGCCGTAACTTCCCAATGATGATTCCTGACTTTGCGGGGCTTCTGTAATTTATAAGCAGTACCATCCCAAACCGCCCTGTCATTTACTCGAATATCAGCAGTAGCAGGGAAATGCACAAGGAATGATTGATAAATAGCTACATTCGGTTCTTGTTGGATAATGGACTGACTCTTTTCTGTAAAATAACACGGCTGATTTTCTATGTCCGGCTCATCAGGGTACGAAAAAGCCGGTTGAACATCTTCAACCGGCACCCCGAATTTTTGCTGTCTATTTTCTTTTTTCTCCTGTAGATGGTAAATGTCACATCTGTGAGTCAATAAGGATTGATAACTCATATTGATCTCATCCGCACTTTCGCTTCAATCCCTTCTAAATCAGGGTCAGCCGGTTTCACATAATCTTTTATTAATGCATACACATCAGGTTTTTGAAGAGAACTGCCATCCCCCAGAGTATATGAATAGTCACCAATTTTTTCAGTTGTATATCCTTTAATAATTGACTCGTCGCCATTTATAAGAGCATAAAACTGAGACAACTTTAATAGGGCCAGTCGAACCGTTTCAGGCAAAGGAATATACTCTGCATCTGTAAAATCATGTCCAACTTTAAGAATGATATCGGCAGTTGCCTCAAGTATATCCTGTTTTAACAACTCGTCAGGCCTGGTCTTTACAGACTCAAAAACTGAATAACTCTTTAATTCATCGGGAGTGATTAACAGCATAAGGTCACTCCCCTTTGTTATCTATTTCGTTAAGGATGTAGGCAATTCTTTCATCTGCGTTTTTGAAGTCAGACGGATTGCCACCAAGATTAGAAATAATGGATTCATGCTCTGCTTTATTCATACCTTTCAATTCCGATTCAGTATAATTTATCGGATCATCCTTTTGATTCTTAAGATCTTTATCTAGCACAAAATATGGATTTTCATTTAAATACTCATAGAGTTTTTTCGATACTGTTTGACTGACACCTGATCGAAAGGTAACTCCCATCACATTGTATGTTTTGCCTTTAATAAGCTTTGCAGTATACACGCCAGACCACCTACTCCTTCACTTTCACAATCTTGGCTACTGCGTCTTCTTCTTCAAAAACACTATCCAATTTCGCTGTCAAAACGATGATAAACATACGGCGACGGATGTCCTTATCTACTTCAATCCGAATGTTACGAGAGAATCCGAGAATAATATTCTTCGGATGAGTAAGGATGATATCAGAAACATCTGTGGCTGTATCTCCTTCTCCAATCGTATAAGGTTGTAAGTTCGCAATACCTTTGACCGGAACACCAAACGCAGAAGAAAGACCACCTTGAACAGCTGCATCCCCTAAGTTCGTTTGACGATCCGCTACACGATCTTTCCATTCAACCTCAATACCAGGCGATGTATAGAAACGGAACTCCTGCGGAATTCGCAAATATTTAGGAGGTACAGCTTTGTATCCTCGCTTGAACGTTTGGCGTGTCAGTTCCTCACCTGCAGCATCGACAATATGAGATGTAGCTTGTTTTCTGATGCCATCTAATTGTGCAAGATATGAGTCGGACGAAGATGTATCACCATTTACAAGCAATTCTTCAATATCAACTGCAGCACGTTCTGCTATCATTTGCATAATTGTATTTTGAAGACCATCTTTTTCGATGTTGTTTTCAAGTGTGTCATAAGTGATGTTAACTTCAGCAATTACTTCTTTTGTGCTTAAGTTAACTGTACTAGTTGATGGAACTGACTTTTGATCTTTAATTAGCGCAACTCCCTCTTGGGCTGCCCTTAAAATACGCTGACCAAAACCGATCTTCTCGATTTTTTGCGTATCATGATCCATTTGAATAACTCGCGCATCTCTTAAAATAGTTGGCGTATCTTGTACCATTCGAATAAAAGTTGAAGCCTGAGTAGGATTCATAATCCCACCGCTCTCTAAAGTAGAAAGCGTCATTTCTGCTTTATTAATAACCTCTTGATTCCTCATTCGTATCCTCCTTATCCATTAAAACAACCCTGACCAGATTGATTTTTGAACTTGTTCAGAACCCGATTCTTCAGTTTGCTTAGATGTTCCCCGGCTTTTTTCAATTGCTTCAATACGATCAGCGAGTGGTTGAACAGCTTCTGAAATTGCTTTTTTCAACTTCTCGCCCTCCTTTTCAGCATCTTCTTCTATTTTTTCTTTATCTTTCTTTTTAAGCTCTTCCTCTTTTTCTAATGTCTCGAGCCGTTTCTTAATTGGCTCTAATGCTTCTTGAATGGATTTCGTTACTTCCTCCGAAGTCATTTCTTCTTCCCCCTCTTCTGTTTCCACTTGGCTCAGTAAATTTCCCAGAGCAGTATGAGCATTTTTAATTTCTTGTAGGTTTGAAGCGGAAAACTTTCTGCCCGCCTTTGTAACTGGCTCTTCATAAGATTGCTGTTGTTTTCCAACAAAAAAGTTTTTGAGCAAATTAAAAAGCCCTTTCTCATCTGTTTTATCTTGAGAAACGGGCTTTTCTTCTTGTTTTTCAATTGTCTCAGCAGTCCCTGCCATTGAATAACCGGTAATTTCACCTTTTTTGATTTGCTCCCATACTTCCTCGGAAGCCTTCGTCACAAGGACCCATGATCCTTTTTTGATGGTTTCCCCATTCATTTCAAAGTCTGCAGGCGCGACATAGGATTCCACCACTTCACCAACGCCGCCTTGAAAATCATGCTGCTTGTCAATTTCTCGGGCATCTTTCAGGAATCCATGAGCGGCTTTTTCGATTTCTGCCGCTGTCATGAAATCTCCGTGAGCGTCCACTGTGTCTGGTTCATATACAATACCGTACACAAGTTTTTGCTCGTCCGCTTCTTTCGTAAGGACCTCGACTTCCTTTTGAAAGTCTGGCTGTTTTTCTGATTTCATAAAAAAGAACTGCTTTTGATTAGCAGCCTTGTCTACGTAGGAAACGTGTGTGATTTTTGCGTTTACCAATTCTCTTGGCATATTGTTCACCTCCTTTCAATAATTTTCTTAGATGTTTTTAAAATTAGTTCATAGTAATCTATAGCTTCTATCAAACTTAATGAATCATCTGCCTTTTTTGAGTAATGATTAACATCCAACATGAATTTCCTTAAATGATTTATTGAATTGTAAATGTTTAAATCGATTTTATATAATTTTTCTAAAGCTCTTTTTTTCTCAGACCAGCTTAACCCCTCAGGTATTACACCCTTTGACTCTATTAATCCGTCTATTGTCGTCTCGAAACTGACCCAGGAAGCTATAATACCCGCCGACGGAGAAAGCTCTGCTATATCAGTAATAAATTCCACTTCTTCACGTGCTTTTTCTAGTACATTCTCATCTTCAGAATCAGAGTCACTTTCAGATTCACCCAGTGATTTACTGACCTTTTCTAATTCTTCTTGGAAATTAATATTTATATCTTTATAGGTTAAACTCAATAATTTACCCAGTTTAGACATAAGTGTCTTTCTCAAAAGAATTACGATAATCACAATTGCAATAGGCCAAGAATTAAAAATCGTAGAAAAAAACTCTAGCCAGCTCATGACTTCCCTCATTTCTTAAAGTAATGAGGAAATTATACAATTTTATTCCATGTTTGCTAAGGCTTCTCTTCGAATCTCTTCTTTTTCATCTGCTGACAATCCCAAAATCTCGTTATCTACCACAGGCGATAGAACACAATGGCAATTTACCCGTTCCCCTGCCGATAGTTTAGGATCTCGTGGAAACATGCAGGTCTCTCCGCTACCTGGTATATGAAATTCTTCATCCACTCCAATGACTGTGCCGTCAAGATCGATGTGATTTTCACGAAGATTGTTCTTCTTCCCTCCGCTGTGCCGCCACTTCTTTTTCTTTACTGCTGGCGATTGTGCATATGATTCATGCTGCGCGGCAGAGGAAGCAGCAAGCACTTCAGTGATGGCCGTAGTACGTGCCCGGTCCCTATCAAATTGCAGCATGTCTTTGAGAGTCAATTCAATGTCCTGTATAGATAATCCCTTCTCGATAGCATCAGTCAGTACGTTTTCCACTGCTTCATGAGTATTCAGCTTCATGATCCCAGCCAACTTCTTTGACCAATCCTTAATCCAATTAACTGTACGGGTAGATAAGACTTTAAAAGGCACTTCTGGATCTATAGAATCCATGATTACTTCAGCCAGCTCTTCAATAGTCTGTTGCAGGAATCCTTCGGTAAGTTCCTGAAATTCTTCCTCAAAGTCGTCCTCGGCAAATAGGTTCTGCGTAAAAAACACTAGAAGGGCTTCTAGCGTCTCTTTTGAGTCTTTGCCTATAAAACCATTCACACCATCTAAAAACTTCTTACGCTGGCGCCTGAGTAATCTAGCGATGCCTTTTTCATATTCCTCCACATACTTGGGTATATTAGATTTGCCAGGAAAGTCAGGTACCATCTCCCCCAATTGTTTATACTGATTTTCCTTGGCTTTTTGAATAAATGCGTTCAAACTGTCCAATAGCTTATCCGCTTTGTTCATCTCTTCAAATCCTCCAGAACATCCCGCATATCTTTTAATAACCCGATCATATCAGGAGTACCGTTCTTAGATTTAAACAGCGCAGCCAAAGAATCGGAAGCGGACGACTCGTTAGTTTTACCAAGCGGCCTGTTGTATTCTTCTTCTGGCCATTCTTCAAGTGTCTTACCGAGTACTCGGCCAGCCAAATCACGTAGATCATTCGGAGAAACTGCACCTGCTGTTATAAACGGTGTTAGAACCTTAGCAATTTCTAAAGGATCTCTAAAGTCTGGCCCTTTCAACATAAGACGAACCTTATGAATTTCAAGATCATTTAGAAATAAAGCATTCAGTTTACCTGTGATCAACTTTCGTTCAGGCTGAAAGACCTGTTCCTCAGTAATCTTTCTTGCTGTATCTGCAGTCGCTCTGTTGTAATCTTGAGCTTCACCAGTATAAAGTGGAGGCAAACGAAAAGCCGATCTAATTTTATCTCGGCTCTTTTGGTCATATTCAAGAAACAAAGCATCTTCTTGAAGGATTTCAGCAAGTGATTTAATATCAACTTTTACTGGAGCAATCTCTTCATCACCATGAATGTTTTTCCCCTTCGCTATGCCTTCCGCTTCAAGTAAAAGAAACTTATGTGCGTTCTCCACTCCTTCAAGACCATTCATATAATCCTGCAATTGTGTATATGAGTCCTCTGACAACATACCATTTTCAATTGTAATGGCTGCGGGAATATGTCTACCTTGCTTGAAGTACATGAAGTTCAGCTCTTCAGCTTTACGAGCACCATACAAATTAACAATATGGCCAATCCATCTGGGCTTACCATAAGTACCGCTTCCTATCTTGAAATGAACTACTTCATTAGCTTGTTTCTCGAATGGAGTCTGCTCATCATATTGACCTGACTCCAGATTTAAAGTGCGTGGGTCCCCATACTCTTTAAAGTAAACCATACGGCCGTCAATCATCTGAACATACTTACGAAATCGTTTTTCTCTTTTGATTGATTTCATTTGTCCTTGTTCGAAGTATGTAAAATCAACTTCGATTGGTTCAGACAGTTTGCAAACCCGAACATTTTGAACGTCCATATATTCAATACCAGCTGGCTTATTTTCACCGTTTCGAATCACTTCGATAAAGCCATTTCCTGTCTTTTCTCGGTCTTCAATAACAAAGCCGAGTAAAGTCTCTGCTGACTCATCAAAGTGAAGATATTTAACGAACTCTTCAAGCTTAGTCCATTCACTTTCAGCTTCTGTTTTTTCTTCATTTGTCACATCTGGAGAATTGACATCAAACGAATACTCAAAATCAAAACCAAAACCCACAATATTTGTCCTGTAGGCATCAACACATTGCTGCAATATCGTTGAATACTCAGCAATCATCTTTAATTCTTTAAGGTTATACGGAGGCGGCAAAATATTGCTGTCATAGCTGTCCGCAAATTCATCTTCATAAATTTGTTTCGTTGATTCAGTAGGTGGAGAAGCTTTGATCACTCGTGCTTTAACAGATTGTTTTGACATGCTTTACCTCCTTCCTGGTCTTGATCTTTGCGGTCTACCTTTAGATTCTTCTTTCAAATCGGTTACCTCATAATCATCGAGAGCGTACCAAATAGCTGACAGTGTATGCGGGTCTATGGTGAACTCATCTTCTATGATGTTCCCCAGCTTATCAGTAGCATAAGTGAGCGGTTTAAGTTCATAAATCGTGTTCTCGCAACTGTCAGAGCAAATGATCTTCTTGAACCGTTTGATCTTCTTTGTGTATTGGAGACGTGATCCTTGGTACTTACGGGCACCCACCATATTGAAACCGTGTTGCTGAAAGAAACGTATTGTTTTGGGCTCTGCTGAATCCGATTTGATTAACTCTTTAGTCTCTACAAATTCCTTGAGTTCTTCGGCTGTCTTATCGTCAGTCAATCCATTTTTGTAATACTCCCAGTAGATATAGAGGTATTTCTTTTCAGGATCAACAGCAACCCTAACGACGGCGTTATACGACTCAACAAAACCAAAGTCCATGCCAACTCGTTTAAGAGGGCGGTTAATATCAGCAATAGCCTTCAAAACCTCTTCATGAGGCCATTCTTCAAACTGCGGTAGTACCCGAATTCCATTCACGCCAAAATGACCTTTCCGCGCAATTCGGTAAAGGTCAGGGTCATATTCCTTCAATTCTTCAAGTTGCTGGACATAGCTTTCTGGCAGAAAAAGATTATCATCCGCCGTTGAGTGATGATAATAGGTGTCGTTGCTAACGATTATCCGCTTTTCATAAAGCTCCTTATCATCCAGTACAAATCGTTTCTCTCGATCATCTTTAAAGAAATGTTTAAAAGTCCAATTATCTTCTCCAACTGGATTTGTTGAAAGTATCATGTGAAGCGGCAATGTCGGGTGACGAAGACGTCCTAACAGCTCCTTGAATCCCTCATACTTCACTTCTGAACATTCCTCAATCCAAATAAGCGAAATATTATTGATTGATTTCAGTTTGGCTGGCTTATCCATCCCTTTAAAGATGATGCGACTGCCATTTGAAAATCGAATCTGCATAGGAGAAGATACACACCTAACGATATGATCTAATTTCAGATCACTTACAAGTTCATCAAAAAGAGAAAATGTGGAGTCCCTATGTGTGTCGTACACTTCTCTGATAACAAGAGCAGTCCGTTTTTCTTTAAGCAATTTCAGAATAATCTTCAAAGCAACATGATAACTTTTGGATGATCCATAACCACCAACAAGAAACTGAAACTTTTGATTCCAGTCAAAGAGAAATTCTTTAAAATGTGGATTTACTTGTTTAATCACTGTCATCACCTTTGTTCACAATGGTGATTTCAAAAGGTTTATCTTCTTCTGTAAGTTCTTCAATCTCTAATTTTTTCTTGTTGATATTTAAACACATATGCTCCAATTTAAGGCGTCGTTCGTCTTCTGCATGAGCTAATTCATCAAACTGTTTAATTAGATTCCTGAGCTCCGCCATTGCCCGAGATTGAGCATTTAAGAACGTTGCATGACGATCCCAAGAAAATTGGAATTCATACTCTTCCTCTTCAACTTCGTTTGTCTCAGATAGGACAGACTTTTTCTTTTTCAATTCTTTAATCATTTCTTCCTTATCAGAAACGAACATGATCTTTTGCGCTCTAATAATCGCGGCATATTGGATCTGTATTTGGTCCCATATCATATCGACAGGTGAGCGCTCCTGAATCTCTTCCATGATGGTTAGTGTTTCTTTTGGCAGGAACTTTGAGAAGAATCCATGTATCACAGCGTTTTGATTTCCATTTGGTGCACCACCCTTATTCCCTAAAGCATTTTTGTTACCGAGTGGTGCACCTACTTTTTTTGTGTGCACACTTTTCTTGGAGGGTGCACCCTTTTTTCTTTGCCAACCATGCCGCTGTTTCCACGATTTAATGGTGTTCACTGACACTCCGTACTTCTCGGCAAGATCCTTGTATTTCATACCTTTAACGTAATCTTTATACCCCTGTATGTGCTTTTCAATCATCTACATCCACCGCCGCCTCCTTTGAATTGAGTTGTTTTGAAATCAATGTGCTGGAATAAATATAACCAGCAAAAAAATAAAAGCTCCCCCATGTAGGAGAGCGCATATGGTACTTTTTCTCGCACTTAAAGAACCTATTACAGTTCTATTTTTCGATAATCTTGATCATCTAATAGCCTAATAAGATAATTTATTTTTTTCCTTTCTTTTTTTTATGTTTATTATCAAAAAAACCAAATACAACTGCCAATGCAATAATTATCGCGACCCACCAAGACCAATCCACTTTATTACCTCTTTTCTATAAATATTAATTTAAGTAACCTGCTTAATTAGCTGCCTTCATCGGTACTGCTAATATTGATACGTTTATAATAAGTTCTAGGTTTCATTAATCATATCCTCTCTAAGCTAAGCCATTACTCAGAGGCTGTTAGTCGCAAATAATCTCTTCTAAGATAAAGGACATGGTTACATCGCAAATTAAAAGAGCATCCCGAGGGATACTCTTTTTTAATTAGTTTTATCTTTTTTTCACATCAAATTGCGTTACAAGTCGCATGTTTACATTCGCAATACGCTTACCATCTTCAAACTCATACCAATGTTCACATTCTTGCAATTCTTTTATAAGTGCTTTTTCAGATTCGGCAATTACTTTAGCTGTTCTTACATTTTCATTATCAAACCAAAAAACAACCTCAAATTTCATAATCTTTCACCTCTTGCTTTATTATCGGGCAAGAGGTCTTTAAATGGAATGGTTCGCAAAATTTGTCGAATGATTTATTATCCTGTGTACTATATAGTTTAGGTGGCTCAATAAAATTTCTGCCGCGCCGACCTGCCTCCCATTTTACACCACAGATTTTTTCAGATTCAACAAACGCTCAAAGTGACAATCTTGGCATAATTGGCTGATCAACACGTCTTTCATTTTGCGTACAGTTTCCCGTGAAAAGCCAAGATGAAGACTAATAGCACGGTAGCTCATTCCCTCCATCATGCAGTCATAAATGACTTTATGCTGCTCCCCTTTGATCTTTTCGGCACCTAGCTCAACTGCATATACTCGCTCTTCATAATACTTAAGACGTTTGAAAAGACGTTCCTCTCTCATATCCATTTGCCTCAGCTCAGCCTGACTCTTCCCAGGACTTCCTTTTGGCATAGCAGCTTCTAATCCATATTGTGCAATACCCCAATTCTTCATTGGAATTACGGAACCATAGAGTACTCTTTGCAATCGATGAACCTCTTTCACCATCCAGTGATAGCTATTGATTAGATTTTCAATTTCTTTTTGATTCATGATTGTGTCCTCCTTTTCAAATAAAAAACGGACACCAAACAAACAACGTAAATGCTGTAAGTTCAGTGTCCGCAGGCTTTCCGTCTTGGACTAATCTTTTAAATTTAATAATAAATCATTCAAATCGTAAATAAATTTGTAAACAACTTCGTGAAATTCTTTGCAAAATTCCCTATTTAGTATATGTATTCTGTCACGGTCATCAATTTCAATATAATTGGTTTTTCTAATAATTTGAATTAATTCTTTTTGCTTTGTTTCATCTGGTATCATTGTTATTATTCCTGAATTGTGAATATAACAATTTCTAATCTTAGAATAATCAACTATTTTATTCCAAACATTGTTCGAGAATATTTCTGACTCTTTAAATTTCTCATTACTTTTATATCTTAATTTAAAATAACTTTTGGCTTTAAAAATCCCTCTATCATACTTAACTTTTTCTAAAATTGCTTTATCTAAACATCTACTTATAAGGTGGTACTCTAAAAAGCTATATATACTTGTAAATACACTACTTCTCAAAATTGAAGGATATGTGATATTGAAGTCATGGTATTCATCAATATAATAATCCCAATAATCTTCTTCAATTTCTGGGCTTAATTCTTTTGCTTCATTTTCATATCGTTTTTTTGCTATTTCAAACCTATCTTCAACATCATCCAGATATTCTATAAATTCATTTAAAGGTGACAAAACTCTTAAATAGAAAACAGCACCTGATCCCTTTAAAAACATTACTATCCTCCAGCGTTTTAGTTTATTTTACTACAAACCAATTTTAAGTGCTTCTTAAAACAAAGTTTATACCACCTTAAACCCTATCTCATGATCAACCCGCGCAAAGCTCCCCTTCACAGTTTGGATCACTGTTTTACCGTGCTCAGGAGCATCTAAGACATGGGCAGTACCTTGATTCCCGTCTAAAACAATGATCTTAACTTTCCCTGGGTCAATCTTCTGCTGAATAGTGAAGTCTTTTTTGATGTTTATTTCTCTTGGATTGTACACTTGAAGCGCCCCCTATGTTATGATAGAAGTACCAGTTCATATCAAGAACACTGAGGCTAAGCGCTTCAGTGTTTTTTATTTTTACGCAGAAACCTCTTTTATCTTGATCTCCACCCTCGGCTCATCGCTATAAAACTTGCTGACTTTCAGATCCACAACCTGACTATCATCTTTGTATATCAGATGATTCAAAGCATCTTTCACACCCTTTACATAGTTATCAACGTCGGGCTTTGTGGTCGGCCTCAGAAGACCTTTTTCAGCTTTTTCTTTCTTCTTTGATGAGTTTGAAACTGATTTTGGCATTGGTCTATACACTTTGACATCCATTGCAACTGGACCAGTAATAATTGTTTCTGGGCGATGCTGAGATGCAACCAATGCCACATACTGCTTAAAGTGCTTTGATTTCGCTGGATCACGCATATGCACCTTCCCATTTCGTATTGATCCACGCGGCCGTCCTTGTGCGACTGGCTCACCATAAACAGTGAACTTAATGCAATCCAACTGTTCTTTACCTCCCGTCAAGCTGTTCCCATAGCTGAATTTCTTTTTCTATTCTCGATGCGGAGAGTAAAATTGTCAGCAGAGACACGACTGCTTTAAGCACTCAGCATCCGCTCCATTTGCTTTATTTTTTCCTTAAGTAAACGGATTGTTGGTGTAAGATCTTTACCTTCAGTTGGATTTGAAGGTCCAAATATATAAAGTCCACCAGTTGCTTTTACATTCATTTTCTCCTTCATTCCCAATCACCTAACCTATGATTTAATTGCATTCGATCGCCTTTAATAATCACTATGTAATCACGACACATCTGGTGAATACGTGAACCAAGAGCCTCGTCTATATCCAAAATCTCATCAATTGTTAACTCCGAAGAAATCAGCAAAGGCTTATGATTCAAATAACGATAATTTAGGACTGACTGGATTTGTTCAACCTGCCAGTCGGTTGCCCTTGGTTGACCGTTTATTGGTTTAAATAAGTCATCAAGGAATAGAACTTCGACCTTTCTCATGGCATCCAGTTTTGCTTCTAAATTGTCAAAGTCAGCTTTCAAATCACCCATGCCCTCTACATAAGGGAAATACATGCAGTGTACTGATTTTTTCTTGATCAGATTATTCATTATCGCCGTGAGCAAATGAGTTTTACCGCTACCTGGCTGTCCAAGTAATGCGATACTGTTTTGCCGTTCTCCTTTGATTTTTTGAAAATCTTTATAGTATTCCACTGCACATTCATAGGCGTCCTTGATCATGTCTGGCTTACCGTCCGTGATGAAGTTACCAAAGAGAAGCTTTTCAAACTCTTCTGTAATGCCACTAGCTGACATGAGTCTGGCTATTTTCTTTCGTCTCACACATTCACACTGTTTTGAATAAGTATCTTTCCATTCACTAGCTTTGTCCGGCGTGCAAACCTTCCCCAAAAGAAAATCATCTTCGAGTACCATTTCGTCTGGAACCATAAGATCTAACTGTTCATCTAAATGCCAAGGAGTATCTTTATGGACCCGATAAACGACAATTCCACGATCATTACAATAAGGACAATTAAATTCAGCCTTTTCTACGGATGCGGCCTGTTTTGTTCCCAAAAAGCGGGCTGACTTTTCCCGAAGTTCCTGCATGATCGTTTGAAATGCGGTGTCTATACTGACTGCTTTGTTTATAGCCATATTGTTTCTCCTTTCTCTTTTGAGTGAATGGATTTGATAAGATGGCTTGAACATATGACAAACTTGCTGATTTCCCCTTTAGCTGAAACGCTGTCTTGATAGCCTCCATCACTTTTTCTTCACCATAATCGTCGACCATGTATCCAATTCGCTGTGCCTCTATAGGACCGACTGACCGAGCAACTTTGTTTTCATATAGCTCAAAGGCATTTTTCATTTTGTCATCGACCTCCTGATGTTCAATCTCAGCTGGTTCCAAAGCTTTTTTCTTCATGTAATTTCCTAGCTGTATGTAGTCCGCATAATGAAGTATGGTGACGATGAACCCTCTTTTTTGTGGAAGACGGTGCAATTTGATATATCCCTGTTTCTCCATTCGGTCTAGTGAGTATTTGATCTGTGCAGCTGACCAGTTAAAATCTTTTGCAAGTTCCACAATTTTGATAATGGTCTGCCCAAGCTCTAGCTCTTGATTTGGCCTGTATTCAGCTCTTTTGAACAAGTGATCATAAATTTTTTCATCCCTAAACTCTTTGAATGGTAGTCGGGGTATGACCACATACCCCATTGCTTTTATGTCCAAGTCACTCACCTACTTCCTTTCACAGAGTGCAGTTATGTCACAGGTGCCGGCCTCAATCGAACGGAAGTTCATCTTCTTTTATGTCTACAGGCTTACCGTCAAAAGGATCAGCTTCTTGTTCGCTTGTTTTTTCCGGTTCGTCTTTGTTTGAAGGCTCGGAATCGATAATTTCTGAGCTATCCGCTTCATTGGTAATGTCAATCCGTTCTCTTGTTTTATCTTCCTCAATAACTGCTTTTTGCATTTCCACAGAGAGAATCCCCCACTTGCTCAAAACTGCTTTTAATACAGTCTTAAGAGCCATCGCATCCCAATCATTTTTCCATCCAAAATCAGATTTGCTGAATTTCTTTTTGTGTTTCTCTACTTGTGCCTTTGTCCAGTACACTGTTTTTCGGAAGCCATTTATCAACTCAAAATAAGCTGCATAACCACTTACCGCGTCTGATTCTCGTTTTTCAAAATCAATCTCGATCTCCTCAGTCAATGGATTCCACTTCTGCAATTCTCCTTCATGAATCGGTATGCAATTGATGGACTTATATTGGCCTGTTCGTAAGGCAAGCTGGATATATCCTTTGTACCCAAGCTGGAATTGAGCCTTACCTCCATAAGGAACAATCCAGGCATATCCTAAGTTTTTATCTATAGGCAGATCGAGTGTAGCTGCCACCATTGCTGAGGATATGACACTCATAGGATCTGTTTTCTGCAGCATCTGCTCGCTGTTATATAGGCTTAAGATAGAGGCAGTAAACTGTGTAGCCCTCTTCCCTAATACTTCCTCAAATCGCTTAATAACGGATGGGGAGGAAAGTAAACCCTTCATGGTTGCTCCTTGCTGTTGCACAGGTGCGCTTTTTTGTTTCTTTTGGATGTTGTTTTTAATTGATTGATTAGTAGCCATAATCAGCTAACCTCCTTGATTCTAAAACGTCTGAAATGAGTTTCCTTTTTGACCTCCTCGTAAATATCCGGAAACTGCTCTTTCAGCTTTTTCGTGTCAACTCGATTTGAGACAACAGGCTTCCAATAAGCTTGATAGTTGCCGATAAACCCATACTCTGCATCCTTCATTTCATGTTTGATCTGGTTTTCTAATTCTTTTGCCTGACTTTGAAGCTCTGAGAGCTGTTCTTTAAGATGCAAATATTGTTGAATACGTTCTCGATTAGTCGCAGTTAAATCAATAGCTTTGTTATTTTCCGTTTCGGCATATCGCTTTTTGAGGTATTCCTCCGCAGCACTTGACCCATCTAAAGCAGGAGCTTGTCCACCTAAGACCTTTTCATTCCAGAACTCAATCTCTGCTTCAAAGATCATGTCAATTAACTCGTCGTCTCTCTCAATCTCTTTCCAAACAAACTTGTTTCCGCCAATCAGCACAGCAAAGTAAGCCTTCTGATATTCAGGTCCAAGTACACCCAGGTAATGCTGGACCTGAACGATATAGCTCTCGGGGATTTCTTCGTCCTCCCATTCTTTTAAGTTGTAAGCAGAGGTTGTTTTACATTCAAGGATCGCTTTTTCACCAACGATCATTCGGTCTACATTAGCCAAAATGAAATCATGTTCTGGATGTCTAAGTATTGCTTTTTTACGTCTAACCTTCTTGCCACTACGAATCTCAAATTCTTTTGCAACAATGTCTTCAAGCAATGATCCAAAGTAAGCAGCTTCACTTTGCGATTCACTAACAGGGACCTGTCCTGTTTTGTCTAACCATAATTCAAAAGGTGTCTTCCACTTGTTTAACCCCAAGATAATGGATGCATCTGAGCCGCCAATCCCTTTTCTTCTTTCAATAAGCCATTCATCACGGCTCATTTCAGAAGTCTTAGCAAGAACCTCAGCTCTTCTTGTCATAACCCTAACCCCCATTGTTTTTATTGAGGCTATCTGATAAAATATTTGCACATGAGTTTTTTAGATAGCCTTTAAAGAAGTCCACTTTGCCGAGTGGGCTTTTTTATTGCGCATTTTTAAATTCAAAACCAAGTTGCTCCCTTAAATATCTTTCCAAGTTCTCTCTCAGAATGATTTCGCCGCCATCAATTACATAATCATCAACTGGTGTTACTTCATCACCGTAAAAATCTATTTGCACATCCGTTTCAGTCAGCTTATCGTGCCAGTTGTTTATGACCATTGGATTTTCGACCATTCTTATTCTCCTCTCTGAATTTGTCTGCACGTCTATCCCATAACAGATGGAATTCACTATTGTTACGAATCATCGCACACCATTTACGAACTTCCAGAGCAGTTGCCGGTTTATGAACAAAATGAACCATCATCCTATACACCTGCTCACTACAGTTAAGTTGATACCTTGCTGTTGCATTTTCAATGCCGTTTCATAAAGACGTCCTTTGTTTGCAAGCCGGCTAATATCCTCAGTAAGAACCTTGATGCTTCCAGCGAGACTAATCGCTTCTTCATAATCACCATCACGTAAAGCCTCTGACAGCATGATTGATAGCTCTTCTGCTGATTCGATTTTTCTTTTTGCGATAGGAACATCTGACTTCAAGAAATGATTAGTATTCATACTGAAACCGCCTGCCTTCCTTCTTGTTTTGCCATAGCAACTTGATCAACTAGAGCTTTCCGCGTCCACCTATCTGCAAGCTCCTGCATTTTCAACCCGTGAGTACGAACAAGTGAATAAATCAATGTTTTGTTAGCCGCAATCAAATCAAAAATCTGCTTAATATCAGCCATCGGCAGCTCTTCAGTTTTACCTGGTCTATTATCAGTAAGCCAACGGGCTAAATGTTTGGTTGCTTGTAATGCTTCCTCCAATTGGTGAACCATATTAATCACCGCATTACTTGCACATTCATTGAGTGCCGGATCAATAGGAGCAGCGGCTGTGGGATGAAGTTTAAATAAGTAATGAACAAGATCAATATGTTCATAGGCATCGCACTTCTCAAACCACTTGATACATAACTCTGGAGTAAGCTTGGCAAGTCCATTTTCAACATCTGAAACATACCTTTGATCCTTACCTCCGATTAACTTTCCGATTTGGTATTGGGAAAGACCTGCAGCCTTACGGGCACTACGCATAATCTGCGGTAAATTCCGCATGTTGTATGGGTTGTTCTCCATATGTTTGCCTCCTGTTATATTAGGTTTTTAGTTTTAAAATTGAAGTTGAAAGACCATGCTGTTTATAAATGACTTAGGCTGATTCCTTTTTATTTTTTTGCGCAAGCTTCTCTTGGTGTTCATTCATACGCTGAACAAGTATGCCACTGAGGTATTTGTAGGCTTTGGCCTCTGCCTGTTCAAACAGTGGTCCTTTTTTCAAGATGACTTTCATAATTAAAAGGCCTCCTTTGTGAATTCTAATCATGCTGAATCCTTAGAATTATGTTTCGTTTCGTTACATACATCCTCAAAAAAAATAGTCCAGTCAAAGCCTAATTTCTCTCCTATTTTTTTTGAGACAATAACACTAGGCTTCCTAGTACCATTTTCTATCATGGTGTAGTATGCTCTACCAATCTGTGCAGCTTTGGCAACTTCTTCTTGAGTAAACCCTTTTTCTAAGCGGTTTTTCTTAAGCCATTTTCTCATCATTTTTCACCCCCTTAATCAGAAAATGTAACGTTTCGTTACTTAGATAATAGTATCGATTCGTTACATTGTCAACACATTTTCATAAAAAAAGTATCGTTTTGTTACCAAAACTTATATGTAACCCTTTGTTACGTTACAATGAGATATAGAATAAAAACAAAAGTCAGGTGATTAATATGTTCTCCGAGAACTTGAAAAAGTGCAGAAAACAAAAGAAACTAACCCAACAAAATATGGCTGATAAACTTGGAATTACTCGGCCTGCCTACACCGCCTATGAACTAGGTAGTCGTGAGCCTGACTATAAAACCTTAATTAATATTTCAAACATACTTGATGTTTCTTTGGATTATCTTCTTAAAGGAGAAAGCAATGAAAAAGTATTTCAGGATGAAGCAAAAAAAGTGTTAAACGATCCTGAAACATTCCTTGCAGCAAAAGACGGTGAGGTAACAGATGAGATCTTACAGGCTGCTTTGGAGATTATAACGGAGCAATTAAAAGAAAGACGGAAATCAGATAAATAAACGCAGTTAGTTTATTATTATTTATTTCTGTTTATTATGTTTAATTCTGTTTACTAATAAGATTTAGATTCTCATTTATATTTCATTCATACCCTCATTTAAAAAGTGATTTTGAATCCTTTACAAACCCTTACGTGACAAGGGTTTTTGTTGTTTTTCTCATTTATATTTTCATTTATGTTTCTTTTATATTCTCATGTAAAAAAATTGAGCGTTTATTGTGAGGGAAATTGCAGAGTATCGAAATGGGAAAAGAGGGCTTCTTGTTAAAAACCTTGCAAAGTGTATGTGAAAAAAATAAACAATACAATTATCGTAACAACAATAATTGTTTCTTTAATAAAATTTTTATTATCTTCATTCTTTTGTTTCTTTTTTTTAATCTCTTCTCTGTATTTTCTTTGAACCTCTTTCTTCTTATCATTATTTTTCAT